ACGATGTCGGCAATCTCTCCGACGTCTGGGGCGACAACGTCATCATGGCGTACGTGCCACAGCAGCTCACCGCCATGGAAGAGCCGAGCTACGGCTACACCTACACGCTCGGCGGAACGCCGTTCGCCAAGCCGCCCTACTACGAGGAGCGCGCGAACAGCTGGATTTATGGCGTGAACATAGACCGGGTCCCGGTCCTGAGCGGCATCAGCTCCGGCTTCCTGCTCATCAATCCATCGGGAGCGAGTGACTGATCATGGCCAAGGACAACGCTGCAAAGCGCTACACGGTGCTGCACCCGCTGCTTCACGACAAGCAGCAATACGACGAAGGCGACGCGATCGACCTCACCGGCGAGCATGCGCCGGCGCTGTTGCGCCGCGGCATCATCGCCGAGCCGAAGCCGGCGAAGGACGCCGCCAAGAAGTAATCCATGGACTTCGTCGTCATCCCCCCGCCGAAGGCGCCGTCGGAAGACGGCGTCTATGCTTTGAGCTACGCCGGCGCGCCGGCGATCGTGGCGGGGGATGATGTCATCGAGGCGTCGGCCTGGACGCTACCGTCGGGCATTGCCAAGGTCGCGTCGGACTTCGATGCCAACGAGAGCACGACGACGATCACTGTCTCGGGCGGCACCGACGGCCAGGATTATCTCCTGACCAATACCGTGACGACGGCGGCGGGCCTGACGCTCGACGGCTTCGTCATGCTCCGGGTGCGCCAGCCCGGCGCGACGCCGACGCCCATCGCGTCGGTCTATGCGCAGGGCGCCGACATGATCGCGCGCTTCGGCGCGGTGCGCCTGGTCGAGCTCACCGACAGCGGCGAGGTCCGCACCGGCGAGATCAATCAGGCGACGCTGCAACAGGCGCTCGCGGACGCCGATGCCGAAATCAACGGCTATCTGCAATCGCGCTATACCCTGCCGCTCGCGACCGTGCCGCAGATGCTGAACCTCTTGGCGTGTGACATCGCGCTGTACCGCCTGATGAAGGAACGTCCGATCCAGGCCGTGACCGAGCGCTACGACGCCGCGCGCAATTGGCTGCGCGACGTGGCGAAGGGCCTTTTCGGCCTCGGCCTCGACGCCGGCAACCAGGTAGTGCCCGAAGGCGACGACGGCCCGACGGTGCAAGCCAATCGCCGCGTCTTCGACCAGCGGCGCCTGCGCGAATTCCTGCATCCGCCGATCGGCGGCATGTTCGAGTGACGGCGATGCAAGCCACGCCGCATCAAGCCCAGCTGCTCAAAAACTATTGGGATGCCCGCATCACGTGGTCGGAGCTTCTCGATGCCTGGGAATATCCGCGCGCGGATCACGAGGGCTATCCAGCGGATGCATCGCTAAAGGATGCGACCGAGCCCGCATCCGGTAATACCGAGCTGGACGGCGCGCGATGATCAAGCTGGTCGAGGACGCGATGATCGCGCGGCTGCGGAAGGCCATCGGCGACCAAAGCGAGACGCCGGCGGTGAAAACCGTCGCGAGCCTGCCGGCGCAGCTCGACGATGCCGAGTTGGAGCGCCGCATCCGCACCGCGCCCGGCTGCTACGTCGCCTTTCTCGGCGGCCACGTCCGCGCCGCGCAGCCGCCGATCGTCGACGCATCCTGGGCGGTCTACGTCATCACCCAATCGGATAACGAGGCCGACCGGCGCCGCGGCTCCAAGGCCCAGGCCGGCGCCTATGTCATCGTGCTGCTGGTGATCGCGGTCCTCCATATGAGCCGCATCGCCGGCGTCGGCACGCTGCTCGCCGGCGAGGTCAACAATCTGTTCGCCGAAAAGCTCGATGAGCTCGGCGTCGCGCTCTACGCCATCACCTTCACCATTCCGATCAGCGTGCCGGCCTCGGCCGCGCCCGCCGATCTCGCCGCCTTCGTCACGGCGCATGCCGATTGGCTCATCGCGCCGCATGTGCCGGCCGCGGACCAGAAGATTCCGCTGCCGGCGCCCGGGCAGGCCGGCGGCGCCGACATCACCGACACCGACACGCTGCCGCAAGGAGACGATTGAGCATGGCCCAGATTCTCGTCGTGGCCGCGAAGGGGCGCCGGGTGCGCAATCCGGGCCATCCCAAAGTGCGGCCGATCGTCGGCGCCGTCACGGTCGATCCCAACAACCCGTTTTGGGCGCGGCGCCTCGCGTTCGGCGATGTCATCGAGACGACGCCGGAAAAGGAAGCCGAACGTCAGCGGGTCGAGGCCGATCGCGAAGCGGCGGAAGCCGCCCAGAAAAAGCTGGCGGCAGACGAAGCGGCGCCGGCGCACGCGGAGCAATAGGCCATGATCAATTTCAACGCCGTCCCGTTCAGTCTGCGCGATCCCGGCGCCTATATCGAGATCGCGGCGGGGCCGCCCCAGCGCCTGCCGGTGATGCCGAACAACAGCATCATGTTCGGCCAGATGCTGGCGGGCGGCACGGCCCAGCCCAACGTCGTCATCCAGGTCTATAGCCCGGCGCAGGCGATCCAGCTCTTCGGCCTCGGCTCGATGCTGGCGCGGATGTGCGCCAAATGGCTCAAGACCAATCCCAACACGCCGCTGTTCGTGTGCCCGCAACAGGACAACGGCGCCGGCACCGCCGCGGTCACCACCATTACCTGCAGCGGGCCGGCGACCGCGGCCGGCACCCAGGCGTATTACATCGACGGCACCCAGATCCAATTCCCGGTCACCGTGGGCATGACCGGGGCCCAGATCGCGGCGGCGCTGCAGGCGGAGCTCGCGGCGACCGCCGGCCTCCCGATCAGCTCGGCCAATCCCGGCGGCGCGCCCACGACGGTGGTGTGCACCTGCCTCCACAAGGGCCTCGACGCCGGGGCGCTGGATTTCCGCAGCACCTATTACGCCAGCGACAGCAACGTCGCCGGCGTCGGCTTCGCGGTTGCGTCCACCACCGCCGGCGCCGGCAACCCGTCGCTCACCGCGGCGATTGCCGCGCTCACCCAATGGTATCTGTGGTGGTGCAACCCTTATGCCGACGGCGCTTCGCTGGCAGCGATCTATGCGGCGCAGGAAGCCAACTGGCTGCCGACCGTGATGCGGGATTCGATCAGCTTCTTTTCGCAAAAGCTGTCGTTCGGCTCGGCCGCGACCGAGGGCGAGGCGCAAAACGAAAAGCTCGCCTGTTACCTGCCGGCGCAGAACATGCCCGAGGCGCCGTATCTCTGGGCGGCTTGGGTCACGGCCATGGCGGCGAATTTTTTCGGCTTGCCGTTCCGGCCCTATACCGATCTCTCGGCGCCCGGCACGCTGATGGCGCCGGCGCCGGCCGACCGCTGGATCGCGAGCGAGCGCAACATGCTCAACTTCGACGGCGTCGCCACCTATGGCGTCAACGATGCCGGCGACGTCACCATCCGGCGCCTGGTCACGACGTATATCAACAATGCCGAGGGCGTCCCGGACACGACGTTCCTCGACGTGCCCGACGTGGTGCGCGCGGCCTATCTGCGCTACAGCCTCCGGGTTTTCCTGGCCTCGACCTTCCCGCGCTACAACATCGCGGACGACGGCACGCCGGTAACGGTCGGGAGCGCCACCACCACGCCGTCCTCGATCGCCGGCGCCATCGTCGGCCTCGCCGGGCAATGGCAGAAGGCCGGCCTCATCACCGACCTCGACAATTTCATCGCCGGCCTGGTGGTCGAGCGCAATGCGACGGACTCGACCCGCGTCGACATCCTGCTCCCGATCACGCCGACCAAGGGCCTCTATACCGAGGCCGGCCAAATCCAACTCCAGGCGTGAGGTAGACCATGGCAATCAATCCGACGCAGGTTCTCGGCGTCGCCACCATCGAGCTCGCCGGCGCCTATATGCCTTCGGGCCCCGGCGCCTCGCTGGAGCCGGGCGGCCTCGCCCGCACCACCAAGCTCGGCGACCAGGTCCACGGCCCGACCGCGACGGCGCGGCAATCGAAGCTCACCGCGACCTTCGCGGCGCAAGCGGGCGTCGATGTCAACGCGGTCAATGCCTTCCGCGGCGGCATGATCATGAAGGGCGATAACGGCATCACCTATTCCGTCTCGGACATGTGGTGCATGGGCGACGCCCGCGTCACCGCCGGTCCGTCGGGCGAGATCAGCGCGACGTTCGAAGGCACGCCGGCGCAGATCATGGGCGTGCCGTCATGAGCGACCGTCCCTTCACCTCCGATCGCGCCCAGCGCGGCAGCGATGGCACCGTGACGCTGCAGCTGCGCCAGCCGATCAAGAACATCAAAGGCGAGAGCGTTTCGACGCTCACCTTCCGGCCGCTCAAGGTCAAGCACCTGTTGAAGCTCGACGAGATTGGCGGTCTGCGGAAGGGCGTCATCGCCATGATCGAGTGCAGCGCCCACATTCCGACGCCCGCGATCGAGGAAATGGACGGCGCCGACTTCCTCGACTGCCGGGAGATCGTCGAGGATTTTTTGGACCGTCCGTCGTTGATGGCGCCGGCCTCGCCGCCGACCTCGCCTTCGTCTTCCACTGGTCGCCCCGCGCCATCGGACGATTGACCGTCGCGGAGCTGGTCCGGTGGCATGAGCGTGCCATCGCGCTGGTCAAATCCCTGGAGCGCTGATGGCACGCCAGCTCAAACTTTCCTACGTCATCGAAGGCATCGAAGGCTCGGGCGCCCAGGCGCTCGACGGCATTACGCGCAAGCTCGATGCGTTCGGCCGCTCCTATGCCGGGATCGCCGCGATGGTCGGCGGCGGTATCGAGATCAAGGCATCGATCGATGAGGACAGCTATTTCCG